CTCACGCAGTTTTGGCCAAGGAGGGGGAGACTATAAAGTTGATCCGTTACGGCCAGCAGGGTGTGAGTGGATCGCCTCCCCGCGAAGGTGAATCAGCCGCAGATAAGGCAAGACGAGCATCATTTAAAGCTCGCCACGCCGCTAACATTGCCAAAGGTAAAATGAGTGCCGCCTACTGGGCAGATCGCAGTAAATGGTAACTCTCCTGCTACACTAGAAACGTAACATTCAGAGTTTTTATGGCTACCACGCCCGCACTTCGCGCCATTGACCGTCTACGCAAAGCGGCAAACTTAACCCCAACTAAGAAAACAGTTGAGTTAAGCGATGGCACCACATTCGAGCTGTGGCGCACCCCCTTGGTAGCAGCAGAACGCGAACGCGCACAGAAGGCTGCAAAATCAGAAGACGCTACTGCATTTGCACTGCAATTGCTGATCCAGAAGGCCACCGACGAAAACGGCACCAAGTTGTTTTCAGCGGCGGAGATCGACGTACTCAAAAACGAAGTACGCGACACCGACCTCCAAGCCCTAATGCTGGCGATCCTGTCCAGTGACGAAGAGACTGAAATCGACCCCAAGAACTAAAGGCGCAGCTCAAAAAGGACAACTGGCTGATGCTCCAGCTCCATATATGTAAGGAGCTGGGGCTAACGCTGTCTGAACTGCGCCACCGAATGACCGAAGAAGAGATCCTGCTCTGGAGCGTGTTCTTCGAGATCCTAAACGACCAGCAAGAAGAAGCAATGCGAAAAGCAAAACGGCGCTAGACTGGGCTCAGCATAATAGGATGGTGTGGCTAATTACAACGCTTCGGTTAATCTGTTAATTGGAGGTACTTCTAATCTCGATAAGTTAGTTACACGTATAACACAATTAGAAGGTTTAATTGAACGTATAAATGCAACACCTATTGATTTATCAAAGACATCAGGTAGAGGCGCAGCTGCTGACAGACTAGGTGTAGCACAGCGTAGAGTTCAACAACTACGAGACGATTATTTAGAGTTAGGCGAAGCACAAAAACGCTGGCAAAACGGTAGTAGAACTGGTAGTGCCGTAGGAGGTAATGCTACAACTAACCAACTCAGAGCGCAGTCTGATTTACTACAGTCAATTGCAAATAATTCAAAATTAGCTTCTGCTCAGTTTAAGGAGATGACAATTGCTGCTGCTTTAGCAAACGCAAAAGCTAACGAGGCTGGTAGACAAAGACTTTCCGTACTTGCAGAAGCTTTTAGCGGACAAGGCTCTCGTTCCCAGATGAGCAATGTTAGAGGTAACGCTTCTTTACAGTTAGTAGATCGGTTAGTTGCAGCCTACCCTACAATCACAAAAAGCGAAGCTGCATTAAACGCATATAAACAAGAACTAGGTGATATTCAACAGTTAGTACCGATGATTAGCAATGAGTACAAAATTTTAGAGGATCGAATAGCCCAAGTAAATAAAGAACTTGCAGGCTCAGGTTTGCGTGGTCAAGTAAGTGCTATTTCACCTCAGGCAGGTCCAGCCACCAGTTTGAGCAGTGTTGCGGCATCCGAAAAACGTTTGAAGTATCAAGACAAGATAAACGATCAACTGGCAAAGATGGCTGCCATCGAAACCAGAATCGAACAAGCAGCTTTAAGTGGCACACAGAAACAGCAGTTACGTAATAACTTAGACCAAGCTGCCGAAGCACTGGGACAGCATAGATTACGGGATGCTGTACGCATTACAAGTGAAATTGACAGGCAGCGAATGTCCCTGGAGCGATTAAATCGCGCCTCTCAAAGCAAAACACCAACAACCTCTCCAGTAGACCAGGAGCTTGCAAACCGTAAACGTCTTAATCATTTAATTAATTCTTCTGCGTTGTTGGAGCAAGGGCTCTTAACTGCAAAAGCAAAAGGTTTAGATGTTACGGAAGCTACTCAGCGCATTCAACAGTTAATAAACAATTTAAATCGCAGTGATTTAACTGTAGATAAACAACAACTAGATCTTATAGATGAAATACTGAACGGCCTTAGATCCGAATTACAACTAAAGAAAGCTATAGCAAACACCTCGATTGCGGAAGCAAAGGCAGCCCAATCTGGTGCAGTGCTTGGACCAGGTTCACCCGCAGGCGAACTTGCATTCCTTCAAGCTGGTCAAAAGCGCACCGCCGAGCAAAAAGCTGCCCGAGCTCAAAAAATGGAATCTGTAGCCCTAGGCGTGGGCTTTCCGCTGATGTTTGGCGCAGGACCCGTTTCTGTAGCAGGTTCCTTAGCGGGTTCGTTTGTAGGTAGCGGCTTTGGCGGTCAGATTCTAGGTGGCGCAATTGGTGCCGCTTTTGACAAAATTGGCGTCGCTGCAATTGAAGCAGGTAAATCTTTAGAATACCCAATCGAAGGTTTCGAGAAACTAAAAGAAGCCTCCCTGTTCGCCAGCAGAGAGCAAGAATACTACATATCCAAATTAATAGAAACCGGTCGAGTTGCGGAAGCAACGGCTGTAATACAGGCCGAGATGATAAAGAAGATTGGAGTTAGAGGGGTAAATGATTTAGCAGCATTAGGCGAGTCCAGTATCCAATTAAGTAAAGCATGGGCGGAGTTTAACCTCCAACTTCAAGCCGCTTTGGCTGGCCCCATGGCAGGTCTATTGGTGTGGCTTACCAAAGTAGTAGGAAGTGCTAATGCCGTTAATGAAGCCACTAATGTAGGAATCGATTTACAGCGTCAAGGGCAGGGCGAAGCAGCAGCCGCCTTAGCCACCAAAGTTTCTAGTATTGAACAGAAAAAAATGCTGCGTTCTAAAGGTATCCCCGTAGGCGGTAGCGCGGAACAAGATATTCAAGAAATTAAAAAACTTACTGAATACTACAAACAGTTTGTTAAAACGGAGTCTGTAAAAACCAAACTTAGTCCAGAAGACCGGGAAAAAGCTATTAAAGCTGCCGAACAGCAGGCAGACACAATTAAAGATGCGTATCGCACTGGCTTCCGTTTACAGCAACAAGGACTTGATTTACAACGCCAAGGTTCAGATCTACAGAGACGTGTTGCTCAAGACATTTACAACAAGCAACAGGAGATACTACGCCTACAAGTAGATAACGACCGCCAGCGCAAACAAGTTGCGATTGAAACGGTCGACCTTGAATACAAACGCCGCATCTCCTATGAAGAGGGTCGTGTCGCAGCGGTACTAGAAGCTGAAGCCGCGCTTATGAAAACTAAAGCGGAAGGCGAAGCAAACATCGAAGCCAAAAAACGCCTACTGGAGCTAGACATTGACAAACAAAAACGCGAAACAGAGAATTACATTTTTGAGTTAGGCCGCACTATTGATGGCATCCGTCGCTCGACGCTTAGCCTTGAAATGGATGTTGCGGACTACCGCCTAAAGATCGAGCGTCAGATAGGCGAACAACGCCGCATCGAAGAAACCGGACAAGCTGCGGGCGCAGCACCCAGCGGGGGTGCCGTGCGCAGAGGAGCTTTGTCAAACCGCCAAAGAGATCCAGACGCTGAAAAAACGGGGTGGGATATTACGATGCCCGGGGGCCGGGGGGCGACAGTTCAAGCACCCCTGGATTTAACAATAACAGGCACAGGTTTTCAAGGAAAAGGTAGTGGCTCCTCAGGTAGCGGGTATGGTAACTGGATTTCGGGTGAATTTCAGTTAGGGGGTAAAACGTATGAGTTGCTCTTAGGTCACTTCGACAAAGTAAGTGTATCTAAAGGTATGAAGGTCCCCGCAGGGGGCTCTTTAGGTACTCAAGGAATCACAGGCCGTACTTTCGGATCACACGTTACAACACACGTAAACCCCTTAAAAGGAGCAACAGTAGAAGATGCGTGGAATGCGTTAGGAAAGATTACTGATACGTGGGAAAAAGGTACAAGCGCAGGCAGTAAAGCAAAACCTTTGCCATCATGGCTCGGACCTATAGCCAAAGGTGCGAATAAACCCGCAGGGTCGATGGAGACTCAACTACAAAACGCCGCAGGCCAGGCAATAACTCGTCCTGTTGTAACGCCAAACGTTGCTGGTGTCCAAGCCGGTATGGGGCAATATAACGAAAAGAATGCTGCGTTAAGGAAAGAGGCTTTAAGTATCGAGCAGCAGCTTCAAAATTTAAGAGAGCAAGCAGCCTTGGACAATTTGGCAGCAGTAACACGCGGCCCTAAGGAAATACAACAACGTAAAGATGCCCTTGCTTATGCAAAAGCCGAGCTGGGCACTATTGGCGCCGGTAACCAAGACCTGCAAGAACGTCTAGCCTTGGAAGCTCAAAGCGGTGTAAAGGTTAAAATATATCAAGATGCGAATGATGACATACTTGCAAAAACTAAACTACAGGGTGAGGAGCGTAAAAAACTTGAGCTTGCATTAGCAAAGGGACTTGAATACACCAAACAACAAATTGCACTAGATAAGGAAGCCCTAGATGTTGCACAACAAACTCGTTTTGAAAAAGAGAAAGCAGCTATCCAAGCGCAACTAGGTATAACAGGCAAGGGACTTCAAGCTGGTTTTATAGGTCAAGCGGGACAAGCATTTGAAAGCGAAATGCTAAAGAGCGGCAATGTTGAGCAAGCGCAAGCCCTAGCAGCACAAACCCAAGCACTGGAACTCGCTACCACCAAAGCCCGCGCACTGGAAAGTGCATACCAAGACATAGGCAGTGCCACTGCAAGCCTGATGACCGAAGGCGTCGCCGGTCTAGTGGCTGGCACCACAACCGCGCAACAGGTATTCGCCGATT